CATGTGATTGTTTTTTTCTAGATAAACCTCTAACTGCCATCTTTTGATGATCTGGGGCTTTTGGTTTAGTACCAATCTGTACAAGCGCGATGTCGCGCTCTACAATTATCTTATATAAGTCGCTAAAGGTCATTTTAAATACTTATAAAAAAAAGCGCGACTTAAAAAAGACGCGCTTAAATTTTTAGAACTATCGAGGGAATTAATTAGCTTCCGATTTGCCTTCCAACACCGGCTGTAGTTTTTACCTTGTTGTCCTTCTTGTCCTTTAAATCTGAATCTGATAACTCAACCGGATCGGCTTGTGTCTTAACACTACCCTTATGAGCTGCAGCGCCTCCCTTATTATTATAACCAGGTGCATTAACCTTGTTGTTTTTATTGTCTTTTAAATTTGAATCACCGAGTTCCTTAGGTTCAGCTTCAACCTTAATAGCCTCTCCCTGAACGTCCTCATCATCATATGGGTCGTTACCAGCTAATTCTAACGCGTCTTCGAATCCACCTTCTTCTGGTTCATCCGAAACCTCATCTCCTAAATGCTTACCTAATAAATCATGTAACTCTTGAGCTAAGTCTTTCGAAAGGGTTAATGTAATTTCATCCGCCTCGGATGCTTCAAGTTCACCCTCATCACCTAATTCGAGCTCATCACCGGGAAATTCACCGGGAAGATCATCGTCGTTCTCCATTATAGTGGAATATAATTTGTCAAAAATGTTATGCTTCATAGTTCTAGAATTATTTATATCTTCCTTAACCGTTTTCACTGTTTTGTTAGCAGCTTTTTTCTTTTTCTTGGGTTTCATACTAGTTTCATCTTCGCGCTCAACGGGGGTTTCAATGTCATCTCCCGGGCCTCCTGTCTCAATACCATCTAATGTTGGCATCTCCATTGTACTTACTACAACGTTTTCAGTAATAGGATCAGTTGCTTCAGTAACAGGATCGTTTACGCTTAAATATGCTTCCTCTAGAGTCTTTGTATCTTTCACTTAAGTATTTATAGTAAAATGTCTGAACTTCTTAAAAATAAAAAGCAATACTATTTAGGAAACGAAAGCCTACCTACCCCAGCTGCAGAGTTTGAATGGACTCCGACGATGGTCCGTGATCTTAAAAAGTGTAAAAAAAATTTACTATCTTTTGCAGAGAGGTTCTTTTATATTATAACAGAGAGTGGCCGCCGGACAATTACCCTACATTCTTTTCAAAAGAGAGCACTTAGAAAGATGAGAGATAACAGATTTGTTGTTATGCTAGCATCAAGACAGGTAGGTAAAACAACCATGATGACCATTTATGCACTATGGAACGCATGCTTTAATGAAGATCAACGTATATTAATAGTAGCAAATAAAGAAAAGACCGCGATTGAGATTTTTAAGCGTGTTCGTATGGCATATGAAGAGTTACCTAATTGGCTTAAGCCCGGTGTAGTCGAATATGGTAAGACGAGTATGACTCTAGGTAACGGTACGTCTATTGGTATTAGTACTACCACAGGAACCGCAGCTAGAGGTATGAGTTGTAATGTATTGATACTTGATGAGCTCGCGTTTATTGATAATAACCTAGTAGAGGATTTCTGGAGATCAGTCTATCCTATTATATCTAGCTTTAAGAAGTCAAAAATATTCATAGCTAGTACACCAAATGGAACAGAAAATCTATTTTATAAATTATATCATGGTGCTAAGTCCGGAGGTAATAATTGGACCAATGAAAGGATAGATTGGTGGGAAGTGCCCGGAAGAGATGAAGAGTGGAAGACAGAGACTATTAAATCACTAGGAAGTAAAGAGGCATTCGATCAAGAATTCGGTAATGTGTTCTTAGAGACCGGAGAAAGTATTATAGATGATGAGATTATAAAGAAGTGCAATCTAACAATTCAGGATCCTAAGTATGTATTTGATGATGGTCACTATAAACTATGGGAGACTCCTGTAGCTGACCGAATATACACAGTCGGTGTCGATGTTTCAGAGGGTATAGGTCAGGCCGCTAGTTGTATGCAAGTGTTTGATATAACAGATCTAACAAACATTGAGCAGGTAGCAATATACCATAATAGAAACATAAGTCCGTACAAATTCGCTGAGAAAGTCTTTGAAATTTTAAAACATTGGTATAGTCCACCTGTATTAATAGAGAGAAACAATTGTGGCTCCGGAGTTGTTGATAATCTTAAGAATATACATGCATATGAAAATATTGTTACATATGCCCCTAGTACTGGTAAGGTAAAGTATGATAGACAGGGTGTTCTCGCTCATACTAACACCAAATACAAAGGAGTTGTTAATATGAGGTACTGGGTCAACGAAGTCCGGAGCTTAACATTTAGAGATAATGACACTCTTCATGAGATGAAGAACTTTGTACGTTATCCTAACGGAACCTGGTCATCACGTAATGGTGACGATATGTGGGACGACAGGGTTATGTCTATGATATGGTCATTAATGGTATTAGAAAGTATAATCACAGAAAAATACTTTGAAATTATAAAATATGATGATAATAATAAGCCATTAGTTATAAAACGGTTCGATTACGGGGAACGTATATATGAAAATGTATTAGATAAATATTATAATGAAAAATATGACGATAATACTAGCAGCTTACCAATGATGATGGGTTCAGATATAAATACTTTTGAAGGTCAAGATGCTGATGAGTTACATGAGACCGGATGGAGGTTTTTAGATCAAGATGACGGACATTATTAATCAATCTATTTTAAATAAGGCTAGGAAAGACAAGTTTATACTTGTTGTTACTGTTCCTAAGGCTTTAGTAGATGTAAATTCATCAGAAAATAGAGGTAGAAGTGATACCTCTATTATAAGCAATTCACTTCAGTTTAGCATTCAGGGGTTTGTCGTACCGGCAGTACGGGTGGATCAAGCAGAAACAGTATTTGCCGGCCAAACTGTTAAGTTTTCAGCTCACCACCGCCCTAGATATGATAATGTATCGGTTAAGTTTAATATAGATAATGAATTTAATAACTATTGGGTCATGTATAAGTGGATTAATATTATAAATGATAATAAAGAGGCATTTTTCTGGAAAGATAATCCAGACTTCACGAAGATAGAGAATGGGTCTATATATGATCAGTATAGTAGTATATTTACAGTATATGGGCTAGATGAGTATAATAACAAGAAGATACAGTGGGACTTTCATGGCGTTATACCTGTTGGTCTAGGTGAGATCGCATACAGTTATACCGATTCTGGTGAAGCTGAATCATCATTAGAATTTGCTTTTAGTCAGCTCGATGCGAAATTATTGTGACGATTTTAACAAAGTCAATCAAAAAACAATAAATACTTTATGAAGTTATGGCAAGAACAATTCAATCCCCAGGTGTAGAAATTAAGGAAGTAGATCTTTCGCTAAGACCGGCTCTTCCCGTTGGAACAAATGTTTTCGTTGCAGGATTCTCCCACCAAGGACCACTAGATGAACTATTAACAGTCGCTAGCCTTGGTGAATTTGAGCAAATTTACGGAACTCCAAGGAATGCAGCCGAACGTTATTTCTACCACACATGTAAACAAGTACTTAACAGTCCAGCGAATTTGACTGTTACTAGATTAGGATATGGCTCCGGTGACGGTGGCGGTGTTCTTGGTGAAAAATTTAGCGCGCAGTGCTTCCCAGTATATCCAATGCCGTCAATCGCTAGTCTTTCCGATCGCGCTGCGACTGCCGCGATGGGTGCTGATTTATCAGATGCACTTACAGTTGCGGCTTCAGCAGCGCTTGTCGCCGGAGAAGTTACTACTAATGGATGGGATTTATCAGCTTCTGATGGATACTTTTTCGGAGCACCATCGAATGTAGAATTAACAGACGCCCAATATCGTCAATTACAATCAAATTCAATTACCTACAATTCTACAGCCGGTGATACTGATACATTTGCTACATTTGCTGATCTGAAAAAGGCAGGATTAATAGTAGTTAATAATAAGCGATTCATTACTAACGAGAAGTTTGAAGGCTACTATGTTGGTATTGCAGATAATACAAATTTAAACCCAGCAACCGACTTTGATGCTCATAGAGGTATTAACTCACTTAATAAGAGCTCAGCAGCAAACGTTGCGCCTGGAAGTTACGTTAGCGTTCCGACGACCCGGACGACATTTGACATGACAGCCACAGCTGAAGGAGCTCAAGGGTCCGTTAGTGAGGTTGTTGAAAATATACCCACATTTGATATTAATAAAAAGGAATTTGATGACACATTAATCTTATCAGTCTTTAAAGTCCGGCAATCAACACTTGAGCCTGATACCACAAAGCTTGATTATTCATTAGCAGAGGGTACCATTGGATCATTAAACTTTTTCCGCGAACAGTACCCAGCTCAAGGAGGATCACCCACATCATTCTTCTTAGAGAGTGAAACAGACGGAAGTTCTTTCGCGAAGGTTATAGTTAACCCAGGGATATCGAAAGGTGGTGGAAATTGGGTTGATGAAAATAATGATTCAGAGAGAATCGTTCGTGTATTAAGTAATAAAGCAACTTCTAATGAAGAAGCGTACTTAAATACAACAGAAATGGCAGCTACTTCAGCATTTGTCACTGAGCTTAAAGCAGACATTACCGGGACTGCCATTGAACAAGCAGATAACCTCTTCGTTCATGGATCCTTTAAGGAAGCTAAAGCAGATTCACCTATAGTTGGAGCAATTCCTGGTAAGTTAGAGAGAGTATTTGAACTAGCTGATAATTTTGACTTATATCCAATTGACCTAACACTTGAAGCTGGTCTAGGTACAGTTTTCGTTGGATCAAGCGGTGGAACGATAGCGTTTGATGATGAGTGTACTGTTGATATTAGTGAACTACATGTAACTAAGACAATTGATGATCCCGGTGATGTTCTTGAGCGTTTCCGGAACATTAAAATGCATTTGTTACCTTCTCTCAATTTAAGAGAAAAGATAACCTATTCATCTCTGATCCATTACGTTACATCTTCGTTACTGGTGAAGATCAGAAAACTTTGAGTGATACCAATAGGGACCACACTAAAAACTTCTCACAACATATTTACTGGCCATTACGCCACTTATATTCGACTATTAATACAAGTTATGCTTGTACATATGGTACATGGGCTAAAACTTACGACAAGATACTTAATAAGTCCGTCTGGGTTCCGTTTAGTGGTTATGCCGGCAAATTAATGGCAGATACAGACTCTAACTTCCAGCCTTGGTATGCACCAGCAGGATTTACTAGAGGTCTTGTTAGCGGAGCAGTTGATATTGGACTTTATCCTAAGCAAAAGCACCGTGATCAGCTATATAAAATTGGAGTTAACCCAGTCGCATTCTTCCCGAATGATGGATTCACAGTATTTGGTCAAAAAA